ATATGGAAGCAACCTACCTGTAACATTCAAGTTCGGACAGGAGAACGACCCTAAGTATCGTCAGTTTAACACAAAGGATGAGCTGAAAGAGTTTTATTTATCAGCCATTTCGTTTGTAACCAATACGCTTGCAGAGGGGTGGGCTGAAAAGGATATGATTTATAAAAAGGATATGCAGTCATGGTTTACTTAATCATTTTATCGGTAGTACTTTCAGTTGCAATGGCAATAGTAGCAGCAAAGAAAGCAAAGGAGTTGCCAGATAGTGTGAGTAGTTTCAGTTATTATGTAGGTGATGTTCGCTTTTCGTTGTGGGCAACAATGACGGCAGCAATTTTGTTATTCTCTTCTCTTCATGCCTTACCGCCTAAGCAGGGTTATATTGCAGGACTGATGAGTGTAGGGTTGTTGATGGTAGCTGCTTCGCCTTGTTACAGGACAGAGAACAAGGTGCTACATTATGTAGGAGGTTATCTCTTTGGATTAGCAAGTCAGATTGTAGTAGCTTTGCTTATACCATGGTTACTCATGTTGTGGGTATTGTTCCCACTTGTATTCATTCGTAAGAGCTGGAAAGAGAATGCTACATTTATTGCAGAAGGGATATGTTACATCACTTTAGTAGGTAGCCTCATCCTATCTTTACTATCGTAATTACAAACATAAACCTTTCAATCGTTTTTCCTATATTATTTTTGTAGAAATTGTAAAAACAAGATGAAGAAAGTAATTAAATGGCTTAAAGAAAGTAACAGGTACAAACACCTGATAGGTGGTGTACTTATCGGTGCTGGTGCTAATAGCTTGTATTGCGCAGCGTATGCAGGTATAGGAGTAGCAACCGCACTTGAACTTAAAGATAGAATGTGGGGCGGAAAGGCAGACATCATCGACTGGGGACTAACAGTTGGTGGTGTAGCTATAGGCTTTGGAGTAAGAACGTTAGTAAATTTAGTTTTATTATGAATTACCTTGAACAATTTAAATACGTAATGTGTAGCGTTGTCAGCGGAATGCTGAGCCTATTCTTTCCCATACGGGACTTTATGTATGCAATGTTGATAGTCTTCACATTGAATTATATCTTTGGAGTGGTAGCAGGTCTGAAACATGGCGAGGAGTGGAATTTGAAAAAGTCAATGGTGTTCTTCTATCATTGTGGTTTATTCTTCGTGATGTCAGCTTCTATCTTCATTACAGGCTATTTTCTTCATGCTGGAGAAGAGACGCTCGGAGTTGTGAAAGCATTATGTGGGGTAGCTATATGGTTTTACTCCACAAACATCGTCCGCAACTGGCGAATGATGCTCATCGAGAATACTACAATGTGGAAGGTGGCAGGTTTCGTTTACTATGTTCTCACTTTGAAAGTGGTCGACAAAGTCCCATTTCTTAGTGAGTATCTTAAAACGTCTCACGTCGAGGTTAACGACAATAAACCCAAATTCGATTAACATAATATGAGAAATATTAAATACATTGCGGTTCACTGCACCGCAAGCCACCAGTCTATGACGATTGAGGGATTAAAGCAGGAATTCAAACGCAAGGGGTGGGTTAATCCTGGCTACCATTACGTGGTGTCGCCAGACGGCAAGATTACCCAGCTACTTGATGAAGATAAAATAAGTAATGGTGTTAAGGGTTTTAATTCAGTTTCAATCAATGTTGCTTATATAGGCGGTATTGATATCAATGGCAAACCCAATGATAACCGCACAGACGAGCAGAAAGCAAGCCTGCGCTCGCTGCTAAAGATGCTACATAAGAAGTACCCTACAGCGGTTATTCAGGGACATCGTGATTTCTCTCCAGACTTGAATAAGGATGGAAAGATAACCCCTAACGAATGGATGAAAGCTTGTCCGTGTTTTAATGCTAAGGAAGAATATTCAAATTTGTAGGTATGAAGAATAGGAATATTTTTACAATAATACTTATGATTAGCGCAATAGTTATTCTTTGCTATGCGCTAATCTATAAGCCTATAAAATCATCTACTCCCACTTACGATGTGGTAAGGGATACGGTTATCTATAACGACACAATACCTTATTATAAACCTATTCCCAAGGATAGTCTTATCGTAAGGTACAGAACGGATATCTTACCTGTTGCAAACAAAGTTTCTAAAGGGTTTGATAACAACGATAGTCTTTTGTCTCAATCTGTAGAACAAGTAGGGAGTGACAGCGCAGCGGTTGTTATTCCTATTACTCAGAAGGTGTACGAAGATAGTACCTATAAAGCGTGGGTAAGTGGATATGAGCCTCAACTTGATAGTATATTTGTTTATCAGAAGACGCAAGTAATCAATAACTATATACGAGAAAAACCCAAACGTTGGGGTATAGGCTTGCAAATTGGTTATGGGTGTAATGGCAAAGACTTGCATCCTTATATAGGAATAGGAGTTAATTATAACATATTCAGATGGTAGTATGAAGACGGTTGTTTTTAAAGTTGGCAAAAACGAAGTTTATCAAGAAGTCGCAAAGACCACTTCATATACAGGTGCAAAGATGGATAATGACGAAAATGCATACGATCGCATCTTTACAACTGATGAGGATAAGACAATGCTCGAACGCTTTTGGAATGAGAGTAAGAATATGATTGCTGGTAGTCTAAAAAAGCTACTAAGTTCTGAGCGTGAAGAGAATAATGAATACATATTAGAACTTGAGGTTTCCAATTCCTTTGATGACAACCTTAAGGAAAGTATGCAGCGTAGTTTGTTCAGCTTCTTTGTTATGAATATAACAAGTAAGTGGTATATATTCACAAATAAGAATGAAGCAGAAGGTTATGCAACATCAGCGGCTACGGATATGGAAGATGTTATGCGTAAAGCCTATTACAAAAAGAAACCAGTACGTCCAACATACGATTAATAACATTAAAAATAAACTATATGGCAGAAAACAAGAAAGACCTAACGGTCACCGAAGAAGTTAGAGAGCTTATATATGATGTTCAAAACAAAGCTTATCTGACAGGACAAGCAAGAGAAGCAGAAGGGAAGAAACCATATCAGGCTGCATCTAATATGCAAGCAAGTGATGATGAGGAGAACAGTTATCAGATACGACGTTCCCTTGCAAATGCTTTCTCTTCCCTCAAGAGTCTTTTAGGAGAATATCTCTACGAAGATAGAAGTACGAGTAATAATCGTATGATTAGCGAAATTGATAATAATGGGCAACTGACTTTGGCTTTTAAGTTACCTTCAAATTACAATAACGCTTCTGCAGATAGCCTCGGTAATGGTATACACTCTTATTTGGTTGATATGACACTTGCTGATTGGTTTGCCATTACTAACAAAGAAGACGCAGAGGTGTATGCAGGGCATTCAACAGTTAGCCTTGAGAATGTAAAACGCGCGCTATATAAGCGGAGTCGACCAACACGCCCAACCTATTAAGTAAAGACGCTTATGAATTGTTGTAAACAGTATGAATCAGAACAGCAAAAAAAGGTTATAACGCTGACTTTTAAACGCAAGGAACAGAACACGCCAAACATCAAGTGTTTGACATTGTTCAAGACGGCAATATAGATCGTGTTACCCGCATTCTTAACTTAGCTCATGCAGAATGCGTGGAATTACTATACCCATACGCAAAAGAAGAATTACCCGACACAGAAGAAGTGCTTGATGATATTCTGAAAGAACCAGATACATACACTATTAAACTTATACTTCCTTACAACTTTTCAATGACTACTGTTAAGATGTTGGAAGAGTACATACATGAGTTTCTTGTGTGTAGCGTCCTATCAGATTGGTTGAGCATAACATTTCCACAAAGTGCAGAGCGTTGGGAAAGTAAATTAAGAGATACAAAAATAAAGATACGTACTTCTCTTATGTCGAGAATGGGTAAGGTAAGGAGGAAGTTAAAACCATGGTAATAAACAAGGGCAGCGCTACATCACGTAGAACTGCCCTTTTCGTAAAAATCAATCTTAACCTATAAACTAAAAACCTAAACTATCTCGGCTGGTTGGTTAATCGCGGTGTGAATTGCACCGAGCAACCAGTAATTCCTTCATTATTTGAAAGATTAGCAAGTAGCACTATACGAATGTATTTATAAGGTGTTCCCCTAAATCCACGTAAGTAATGGTCTATAGATGACCATACTGGAACCCAGTTATACAAATCGTTAGAAGCATAAAGAATAGACTTGACATGTCCTTTCTTAAACACGCCACGCTGTATGATGGTATCAACAGACTTATGAATGTCATAGGCATCAAGTTTTATTGGGCGTGACACAACAATACTTTTATAAACCTCGTCAGTCTCATCAGAGAAATTAACAAGGCTGCCATCATAAAGTACAGCAAGTGCATCAGGGTAGGAGTTTACATTATCTGCAATATTGGATTGCATCATTCCCCACTGCTTTGACTTTAGTGAGAATATATAAGCATAATTGCAATTATACTCTTTGCTGGTGTTGTAAGCGATGATTCGTTGATGCTCATAGTCATATATCATTCGACAATCACGTACAAAATCCATAAAAGGTAATATCCT